GAACACTACGGTGCTGTCTGGCTTAGTGAAGTCGGGCTCATTGGGAATGCCTACCGATTGCATGAACTTCGTGATAGGGTCTTTGGCGTCCCCTCTAACCGTTCGAATGTAGTATGGGCTATGCCGAGAGTGAATGCCACTAGCTGAATCGACTAGCTGGCTAACGGTTCCGCTCGGCTTAATGCAGGTAATGGCAGCGGACACAGGAATGCCAATGTCTTTAGCGTATGTGGCATTGGTTTTAACAGCTACCTCTCTAAGGCGTGTAAGAAGTCCTTGCAGTTCAAGCCCTGTAGTTTTAGAACCATTCAGAATAGGGTGATCCATAATGCCAGTAAGGCTGACGCCCAACAAGCGCTCTTCCTCAGTATTGGTTTTCCACACCTTGCGAAGATACTTAAAGTCAGTAAGGCACGACTGAAAGGTTCCTAAAATAGTAGCTACTTCAACCTTATCTTCAAGTTGTTCAGCAGTGTCGTCAGAACGCACGATAATCTCTGAAAGGTTACAAAACTGATTGGGGCGTAGAATGATTTCCCCGCACGGGTTAACGCCAAACTGAATAGGCTTACCGTGCTGTTCAAGAGAGCGTCGACCATTCTTAGATACTTGTGCTTTCATAGCTTGGCGATTAACAATGCCACGCTCGCCGCTCTTGCTCTCATACAAAGCGAGCCATTCACGCATGAAGGCTCCCATATCCGGCTTACTGTCGTATGCTGTAGAGTTGTTAGCTAAGGCCCTATGGGCAGTGGTAGTCCACCATTCGCCCGTCTTAGCATGACGCATTTGATCGTCGTCAAGGTTGGACAAGCTAATGAGTGCGGAGCGACGTACTCCGCCCACAACCACAACCTCGCCAATCTTACACATCAAGTCGTGACACTCAAGAGCGGTAAGGCGACGGCCGGCAGCTTTCTTAATAACAGACACTACGAAGTTAAACAACTCTTCCAAAGGCTCAGGACCAGACGCCCTACCGCCAAACGTCTTAAGGCGCGCCCCAGCAGGACGCAACAGGCTGTAGTCTACAGAGGGAACAACACCAATGAACAGGCTGGCCACGAGTTCTCGTAAAGCTTTAGCCCAGCCCATCTTGCTGTCGTCTACGACAATAGTAGTGCTAGTAGGCTCAAAAGATTCATTAACAATTGGTAGTTTCTCCACAAATTGGCGTTCAACTGAAAAGCCTACGCCAGTACCACACATCAAAATGTACATAGTCTCGTCGAAGGCACGAAGGCTGTCGACTGGCATGTACGCGCAGTTATATCCTGCAACGCTACAACGCTCCAACGCAGGGCCGGCAGTCATGAGAGCCCTCATCGAGCCCATAGTTTTAAGTTCGGTGATGTGATCCGTGATGCGCTTAACTAGTGTAGGCTTAACAGTGTAATTGTGTTTGGCCTTAAGCGTCTTAACGATGAAGGAGACGTATCGCCCAACGGACTCGTCCCAACTTTCACGCCTATTCTCATTTTCAAGCCAGCGAGCGTAGCGTGACAAAGCAATAAAGTTCTGGTAGTCCGTGGGCAATACCGACGACATGTGTAACCTTTCTTAATGGGGGCAAGGCCGAAGGTTATACGCTATTGAGTGAAGTAAGGCAAGGGAATTAAGTAAGTTTAAACCCCATTACGTTCTTTTGTTGTACCTTATACAAGGGCACGCCTTCGGCGTTATACAGTCCAGAGAATTTATGTGTTTCCCGTTCCTCTTCCAACACTGTAACGGATAGTTTAGGCGTTATGTAATCATACACATCGAACTCTTGAAAGCTTTTAGGTTTTGTTACGTACATTAGTACCCCCCCGGCATTGTGCTCTCGTACTCTTCTACAGCGGCCTCGTAGCCTTCCCAATTATCAACGCCCATGCCGCATAGGCAATCAAGGAATTTAACGTCTCGCAGTAGTTCGTAGTAGTCTTCAGGTTTGACTTTAATGTAGCCTCCCTCTACCTTGTAATCGTATTTCATGACTCCTCTCCTTGTACGTAGGGGTGCACATTCTTCTCATAACGGGCAAGTTCGTCTAGCAACTGGTAGGCGGGCAGAGCAGTTATGTAATTGTCATATGCGCCGTAGTCGCCATTGAAGCCAGCCATAAGGTACGTATTATACGTTTCCCACAATTCATGAAACGCTATCGTCACAACCTCTCTCCTCTGTGATACATTTCAATCAAGTCTTCCACGAAAAACTTCATCTTGTTCAAGTCGTACAGAGTATCAACTCCTTCCTTCTCACCCAATCTATAACACGCCTTAAACACGTCACCGCGAGCCTTAGACATGCCTTTATGGGAGATAAGATGGCGCAATTCTTTAGCATGTTCTGGCAGGAAGTAATAGTCAGTGCTGCCTCCATCCGATGCAGTCTTGGGGCGGTCGTGTGGCTTATCAGGAAGACCCCCAAGAGTACTACAAAAGTTTCCTTCCCAAGAAGGGAACATGTTCTCCACCATTGCCCCGCCAAACTCCCCGCCGTACATGTAAGTAGGAATAACGCCGCCCTCGGCAAAGGGGTCTTCCACGATCTCCGGAGTTTTGTATTTACTCACCTACTTGCCCTCCGTCCGGTTAAACAATACCTGCACAACATTCCCTTCACGCTTCACAACTCTATTAGGAAACCCTTCCGCCTGTTGTGCATTCTCAACACCCCCTCCTACAACGTCCTCAAACAAATACTCTCCTTTATTGTTAGCGCGTGCGTCAGCTAGAATAGCCTTAGCCATATCAAGCACTCCGTCATTCTGCTCGTACAAAGGAACGGAGGCGCAGATGCAAAAAGCTATGTTAAGCAGTACGTTCTGGTCGCTTTCACTAAGAGGCCCTCCATCTGGAATAATCAAGGAAATATCAATTCCTGTGTCCCATACGCCATTCTCCATAGTTGGCTTGATACGCAAGAAGATGCTGCCATCCTCCGCTTTAAGTTCATCGGTAACGGAGCCTTTTTTATCAGTCGTTTTCATTAACGAGTTTTTCCTCTTTTTCACTTAGTGGGATGAGTTTAGGCACGGTAGGTTTATCTGGCTCGGCTAACCATTCCTCCGGTATGGTCTCATTTGCAAAAGGGAACCCATTCTTGTCACACCAGTCACCATACGACGATTTAGCTCCTTTGTAAAGTTTTGAATTACTGTTAGAAAACACGAAACGAATGTCAAGTTCTGGATGTTGCTCTTTAATACGCTTGTGCTTACGTCTATCAATGGCAGTAAAGCGTCCTTTAGTCTCAACTATAATGTTGTTAGGCAAAACAAAGTCGGGCCGATACGTTCTTACTTGCATATCTAGCCACGTAATTGTGACTGCTTCGTAGCGAGAATCCGTAACGCCTAATGCTTTAAGCCTTGTGGCTTCTGTAAACTCAAAGCCTGACGAATACCCTTTACGTAAGGCTACCTGACGAGTAGTGAGCTTTTTAGGCGGCTTTCTTTTAGCTCGGGGAGTACGCGCATTAGCGTTACGTCTTGGCATACTCTTACTCGTGGTTCGTAGACATCTTGTGCCTCGTAATCTGACGCAACCTTGACAGCTCAACTGTGTCGTCAGGGTGCCCAATAAGAGTTAGCGAGATGGTAGTGTTATCCCGTCTCGCACACTCTCGCAGTGTATTATGCAGACGCCTTTCAAGATCGTCCATTGTAGCTACAAGTGTAGAGTACTCCATATCCTCAACGTCTAGCATGTCTTCCATGTAAGGTGCCACTTTACGCCTCCTTCTCAATGTGCACGTAATCAACCATCTTAGGTGCTTTGGCTCTAGACGGAATAGAAGGCAGCGTCTGCAATTTACCCTTCCAACAATCCTCCTTGAAATCGCAGAAGCCACACGTAGTTCCCAACATCAAGTTGCCAGTAGGAACTTTACGAAACACCTCTTCCACAGGCTCAAAGCAACGCTCAAAGACGTTAGCCTTAAGTTTAGCATTGGTGTCGTTAAGCTGCTTCATAACAGCGTCAACGTCAATGCCTTCAGCGGGCACGTACTTAACTTCACCCGTAGCAGTGTTAGACACCCACCAGCCGCCTACCTTTACTCCTTTCGCTTTGGCGTATCCTACTAGCTGCCCAATGTAACCAAAAGGGTCCTCCTTAATCAAATCATCGACGCTACCAAACTTATTCGTGTACGACCAGTTTGATGCAGTCTTAACGTCGTCAACCGTATCACCAATGGCAAGGTCTAACTCCCCGTTGATTACGGTGCCGTCGTCAAGTACAAGTTCAACCTTTTCATTGTCAGAGAACTTAATGCCGATCTCTTTTAGCACGCCCTTAAACACCGCTTCATAGATGTCGCCCAACAACATACGCATAATGAAATGGTTTGAACGGGCAGCGGCTGCTTCGGGCTTATTCTTCTCGTACCACAATTGGCAGAAAGCTTTTCCAATGTTGGACATACGGAGGCGGAAAGCATCACGAGGTTTACCAGAGAACTGGCGATCAAGCGCCTTAACAACTTCGTCCTTAATGTACTCCTTGTTCTCGGTTGACATTGCTGCTGCCCCCTGAGTAGCTTTTGCAAGCCACCCGAGGAGAGAAATTTCAGAGGGGTTAGTTGGGCCCATCAGAAAGGAATCTCATCGTCAAGAGTAACATCTACGAAGTTATCTACCGTAGCCGCATCCTCGTCACTAAGATCGTCCTCCACTTGCTTAGCGTTCCATTGCGACAGAACCCAATTGTTGTAGTAAGCAATCCATTCATTGAAGCTGTTAAACGTAGCAACCTCATCAGGCCCTACATCATAAGACGTCGTAAGATCAGCCGTAGCCTGCGTCACGTAGTAGTACTTACCAGTAGGAAGGGGGCCTTCCTTGCTACACCACAGCTTCGTAGGATGCTGCAACGGGAGAACCTTAGCCTTAGCATACTTAGCCAACTCAGCGCCTACGGCCTTAAATGCGTCGTTATTTCGAATTTCCATAAGGAACGGCCTCTTGCCAAGATCAGGCGCGGGGTTGCCGTTATTGTCAACAAGGTCCGTAAGAACAGCAGTGCCGAGAACGGTGCGGACACGCTTGATAGACTTCACGAAGTCTTGACGTGCCTTGTCCATAGCATCCCACTGAACTTTGTCAATGAAGCCGCCCGACTTGCCACAGTTAAACGTACCATTGGTATCCTTAAGATCGGACTTAAGGTCCGTGTGCAAAATTGTTTTAACGTATTGGTCCTTGCCTTCTGCGGACTTGTCGTATCGGTAGTGAGACACACGCTGCTGATAAATCTGAGCAGTAATGCTTTCAGTGTAGTACGCCCCGTCGTCGTTAGGCACTTCAATCTTGAACCATCCAGCAGGCACTACTTCGACGTTACGAACCTTGCCCTTAATCTCCTCCACACCCATGATGGGTTCCTGAAGAATCTTAATGCGGACAAGCGTAGAAGAGGTTTGTTCAGCAGGGGCTTCAAAGCCAGAGGCGGCAAGAAGGTCAGCGACGTTATCAAGAGTAGCGATTTCAGTGGTAGTCATGTTGTGGTTTCTCCTGTTAGGTAAATTTGAAGGCGTATAGTAGCGTTAAACGTCTTTTGTGTCAAGCCAATTATCGCCAATTTTAGATTCAAGGGCTAGGGGGACATTGAAATTAATGCCCCACTTGGCGTTTATAGTAGGTACAAGCGCCTCACTGATGTCTCTAATAATTGTTAAAACTTGCTCAATCTCATCAGGGTGGCAGTCGATGACAATGCTGTCGTGCACAGAGTTGCCCAATAGAGACTGCACGCCTGCATCCTTAAACGCTTTACGCAGCATAACCAACGCTAAAGGAACAATGTCTCCAGTAGCGAAGCCTTGCACGGGGTAGTTCTTAATCTTAGTAAAACTCGTAGGGTCTCCGTTCTTACGTCTGTACACATCTGGGAACTCATATTTACGTCCAGAGGGCAGGACGATGTGCTTAGTCCGTAGCACTTCAGACGCTAACGTAGCGTGGTACTTACCTATACCTGTGTACTTCTTAATGAACTGTTGGTAATACGCAGCCTCTGCTGGCGTCCTGCCAAACCCTGTAGCCCCATACAACGGTGCAAACGTATGGGCTTTAGCCTGTTGTCGTGCTGTAGGCTGACCTGACTCCGTGATAACCTTAGCCGTGTAGCTATGCACATCGAAGCCGGTAATGATTTCCTTCATAGCTACTTGATCTTGTGAGAGGAAAGCAGCAACACG